CTCTCTGATTTTATCTTTATACCAATCAGTAGATTTTGGACGACCTCTTGCGGCCTTCTGAACACTTTTTATGTATTTACTAGGTACTGCCATAATACTATTTATACTGAGGATTCAAATGATCTTCAGTTAGTATCTTAAATTCCATTCCTTTGTCCTTACACCATTCTTCTGCTGATTTCCATTTGGCCTGATTGATACCCCAAGCCTTTACCTGTTTATACCAGTTTCTTGTTTTTCTTTTTGGATTTTTTACAGGGGATTTGCATTGTGCTTTTGGTTTCACTTCAATTAAAAACTTCTTGACATTTCCACTTTTTTGTTCTACCTTCATATAGAAGTCTGGAAAGTATCGGTGTATCTTTCCGTCCCAAGGCGACCTGTAAGGAATAATAACTTCCTCACTACCCCATTCTATAACCTTATCATTCCTATCGCAATACACCATAACCTTACGCTCCCATAAAGAACGATAGATTACCTGTGATGAATTTCCCTTATATTTTTTGGGATTAGAAGGAATATATTTACCTTTGTATGACATATCATATAACTCTTATAAATAATTAAAACCCTATAGGAGTATTTATACATGACATTTATCGCTGGACAAGCCAATCGTGTTCTCAAAAAAGTTTCTGGTAATATTAAAAATAATTTGTTTGGAAAGACAAC